AGGGCGAAGGGGCGGCTTTCGGAAGTCGGCAGCGCCATCACTGAGCGGCAGGCAAAGCGGGAGAAAATCGGGCGGTTCGTTTCCTGCCTGGAGCAGATGGACGGCCCGCTCACGAAATTTAAAGAGGATGACTGGTACAGTCTTGTGGAGTACGCCACGGTGTACAGCAGAGAGGACATCCGCTTCACTTTCAAGAACGGGATGGAGATAAAAGCGTAAAAGGAGCCTGCGGCTGACGGGATGCCGCAGGCTTTCTACAATTTTATACAATTTGATTTTCCTACGGGGCAAAATCAAAAAGTATAAGCAAAATCAAAAGGTATAGGGGCAAAATCAAAAAGTGCAGGCAAAATCAAAAGGTATAGGGCAAAATCAAAAAGTACAAAGGCAAAATCAAATTGTATCAAAGACAGCGTTTACATAGACGAAGGAATCTCCGGCACGAACACTAAAAGACGTGAGGGGTTTAACCGTATGGTGGCAGACGCACTGGATGGCAAAATTGACCTGATCCTCACCAAATCCATCAGCCGTTTTGCCCGCAATACAGTAGATACCCTGACGACTGTCCGCAAGCTAAAGGAGCGGAATGTGGAAGTATATTTTGAGAAGGAAAACATTTACACCTTAGATGCCAAAGGCGAGGTCATGATTACGATTATGAGCAGCCTAGCACAGGAGGAAAGCCGTTCCATCAGCGAGAACATTACCTGGGGGAAGCGCCGCAGCATGGAGGAAGGGAAGTTCTCCCTTGCCTATAAACACTTCCTTGGGTACAAGAAAGGTGAGGATGGTATCTTAGAGATTGTGGAGGACGAGGCAAAAATTGTCCGCAAGATTTACCAACTGTTTTTAGAAGGACAGACTGTCCGGATGATTGCCGACCACCTCACAAAACAGGGCATACCAACGCCAATGGGCAAGGAAAAGTGGAGCGTCTCGACAATTATGAGCATTCTCCAAAACGAGAAATACAAAGGCGACGCCCTGCTCCAGAAAACCTACGTTGCTGATTTCTTAACCAAACGCGTCAAGAAAAACTGTGGCGAGATACCGCAATACTATATCAAGGATTCTCACCCGGCCATCATTGACCCGGCAACTTTTGACCTGGTGCAAAAAGAGATTGAACGGCGGCGGCCGGAACGCCATAAGCTGCACCGCAGCAGCCCGTTTACAGCAAAGGTTATCTGTGGAGACTGCGGCGGTTATTACGGCCGGAAGGTCTGGCACAGTAACAGTAAGCACCGTAAATACATTTGGCGTTGCAACCAAAAATATGAAGAAAAAACGGCCTGCTCCACTCCGAATTTGGATGAGGCAGCCCTCAAAGCAGCCTTCGTGGAAGCATTTAACCGGATGCTTGGCGATAAAGAACAGTATATTGCCCGGTTTGAGGAAATGTTGCCGCTGCTCGCTGATACCAGTAAGTTAGAAAGGCAACTGGCTGAAGCTCAAAACAAGCATAGTCATCTGATGAATAATCTCCGCCTTTATATGGAAGAAAACACGAGGCAGATTCAAGACCAGGAGGAATACAACCGGCGCTTTTCTGAGCTGGATACAGAATGTAAAAAGGCTGAGGAGGAAATCGGGGCTATACAAAAAGAAATCCTGGAACAATCGGGAAGGAAAGAGCAAATCCGCCGTTGCCTGGATGAACTGCGGGAATGTGGGGATATTTTGGATGAGTTCGACGATGATTTATGGAGCTCTATGGTTGAATTCGTGACCGTATACGCCGATGAAAAATTGGAATTCCTGTTCCGGGATGGAACGAGAATTCCAATACAAATGCCAAAAAACAAAAAGAAAAAATAATACAACAGCACTTTAATAATGCACAGCCCGGCTGTGAGTAACTTAGTCATATGAAGCCTGCGGGATTGATTCCGTGGGCTTTTTAAAGTTTTATTCCTTACACAGTGTTTTTTGCATGTTCCAAAGAGTCTCTGATGATTCTTTCCAAGTATTCTTTCTTAGATAAATCCCCTAAATCGTGGAATACTGCTGAGTAAGCGACAAGCGCAGTCCGGACGTACGTGCTATGTTTCTCAAAAATTGTTCGGTCAATGGAGATTCCTTGCGCCTCGATAAACTGGCAACAAAAAGTCACGGCAAGCCTGGTATTGCCTTCACGAAAACCATGTACTTTCCATACTGCCGCTAAATCTTCTGAAAAACATTTTGCCCTGTCATCTAAAGATAGGCTGGCCCAAGAACGTGATGCCATCTTCTTTAAGGCGTCAGACAAATCGCCCTCAATTTTTGCTTTGTCCGAATATTCTAAGGACAAACCGCCTAATGCAGGTTCCTCTTTTTCTATGTTGATTGTGCGGATTTTTCCAGCCCATTCGTAAATATCCTGGAAGATATATTTATGCATTTTGGCCAAATGACCGACATCATAACTCCCTTCTAATGGATTCTCAGCGAGTTCTCTTAGACGAAGGGAAACATAATCTGCCTCTGCATCATCCAACATCTGCCGATCTTGAATACCTAAGATATTCCTGAGGATATTAGTTCCGGGATATACATATGGATCAAGCATCCTGCTTTACCTTATATTTTTTGTCCAGGTATTTCTTTAAATCTTCCGTAGTGGCCTGTCCGTTTTTTTCCAATTCAATATATTTTTTGAAATCTTCTGTGGGCTCAAGCCCGTCAACTTTAATCATGCCAATGGCATAATCCCAAGCCGCATCTACTGTCATATAAACTCCTCCAATCAATCTAAGATTATATTTAGTATACCACATTTTATGGATAAATACCACTATAATAGTTTCCTCCCGGACTTAAAGCGATTCGGTTAACCGTATGGATGATAGTATTTCTCTCTCACCCCTCCCGTACCACACGGCGGACGGCAAAACCGTAGCTGCGGTAATAGCTATCTCCAGGATAAACACCCGCTTGATTTGAGCCTAGAGTGTGATTACGTGTAGCAGAACCACTAATGCTAGACCACCAAATCCCAGCAGTGGTCTGCTCGTCTATGTATCCGTTTGAGCGATTATATCGACCCGTACAGAGAAAGTTGAGGGACTAGAAAGAAACAATGAAAATATGTTCGGTTTTCGGTTTCGTCAGGGATTGGATGGTTGCACTATGGCGCAAAAAATAATCATAGATAAGACTATTCTGCAATCGTGTAGAATCATGGTGCAATTCAATATCCTTGTATTGTAACTAGAGAGTATAAATTTCGCTTTCTGTAAACCAGCCGTTTGATAATGCTGTTTCTTTCACAGATTTCACATTTTCTGTGTATGCGACAACCGCCAAACTTTTTTGGGCACGGGTACAGGCAACATAAAAAAGACGCGCGGTTCTCATTATACTTGTGTCTTTGCCTTCACGTTCATTTTTTATATCCGTTGCCGTCTTTGCCTTTGCTCCAAACAACTTTTCATAGCTAAACAAAAAGCCGCGTGCCTGTGCATCATCCATAATAACCATGACTCTGGGAAATTCTAAACCTTTAACGCCTTGATGTGTTGCGAAACGTGTTTGATCGGTAACATAGGCAGAATATCTTTCTAATTCACTAAATGGTACCAAAAGGGCATTTCTTAAAGCCGTCACTTTTTCATCTTCATTTTCTACATATCCTGATAATATGCTTTCTACACGACTACCCAAATCAAATAATTTTGTTTCTTTAATTGTTTTAAGAACCTCCAAACAAAATGGATCTTTATCATCTTTCCACAATTTCATCAAAGTATCAACAGCAGCATCTGCTTCTTGTAATGTCTTTGTTTGATCCTCTATCTCTGCCGAGAATGCATTTCTAGCCACAAGGGAAGAATTTTTTCTGATAATTTTTGCAACTTGGAATTCGTCCCTATTTTGATATGCCTCTACAAGTGGCGATATGATACTAAACAAAATTGACAACTCCGAAATTGAGCCTTCTCGCAAAGCTGTATCAAATTTGCCGGAGTCATTTAGCGGTTGATATAAATCAGAAAAACCAAACCGGCTTGCAGCCATATGATGTTCCAAAATTAAACTTTTATATTCTGATTCATCATCCCAACCAGTATCATTTGTGTCTTCGGACATTATGGAAGCTATTTTCTTTTCAGTAGCGTCTTTGTTTGCATCGGCATTTACAACAAACAGTCTGACAATTCCTTCTTCTGCATCAGACCGTGGCTTTTGTTCTTGATTATCGACTGTTTTGCGAATGGAGTTTGCTAACTCTACTATACGGACAGCACTTCGGTGATTCATTTTCTTGACAGGCTTCGCCCAGTCGTGAGGGATACAGTCAGCAAGATTATCCTTGCCATCATTATAGATTTTTTGCATAATATCTCCGAACATTCCCACTGTGAATCGTCCTTTATATTTTTCGCATATGGTTAACAAAACATCAACCAATTCCTTTTTCGTGTCTTGACTTTCATCAATAAGCAGTATAGGGTATTTCGTGGTCAGAATATCTTGCATAGTAGGCTCTTTTGCAATAAATCCTGTACTCATTTTAACCACTTCACTATGGCTAAGCGAATCAATCCCCGCATTGTCTCCGTTTGGATTGTAAGAAAATTTCTTTACCATATTAAATTTTGCCAGCCTTGTTGTTTTACGCTGAATTTCCTCAGCCCGTTTATCGAATGTTTTCCCAGGTTTCCCCTTTGCCTGCTTATCTTTAAGTTCCTTGATGTCTTTTTTTACGGATTGTGTAATCCATTCTCAGATGTCTTTTTGATAATTTTTAACAAGTTCCCATAAAAAGCTATGTATGGTAGAAACGGAGAATATCGGTTTATATTGTAGCCTTCTGGATATTTCATCACAGGCTGCATTTGTATATGTAATAACAACAATTTGCTTGCCGTTTAACAACAGATCGTTTCCATACTCTTTATCTAAAAAGGAAAGGGCATCAATCAGGCTCTTTGTTTTACCGGAACCTGCACCGGCAAATGCGAAGAAACACTTAGGATTTTCTTTAGAGAAACATTCTCGTATCTCTTTATCCACGTGATCGTCAACATGATTATCTATAGAATTCTCATTTGTTGATACTGCTGTTGTCATAATTAAACCTCCGGTTCTAAATAAGATTGCAGCCAATTCAGGCCTTCATCGATATATGTAGGGACAGTAAGCTCATCTGGGTCAATAGCATATATCAAATCTAAGGCAAACTCCGCCTTTTGGTCAGATTTCCCATTACGCAAGGTGTCATATATTCCATTTACAAACTCGTCAAAAGTGTTAGATGTGTTAATCTCGTCATTTATTTTTTTCACTAAGCTTCCAGAGTCTTCGAGCGACAAATCCTTAAATGTCTGGTAGTTCGTATAGACCAAACAATCTTCAAATGTGCTAGAGAGAGCTTCTTTATCTTTTTCATCGTAATTAACTATTACAGGTGTTTGGTATGCGACACGGATAGGAAATTCATATGGTGTCTTCCTAATGATTTCTTTCTCTTTAAAAGGAAGTTCCAGAAGTTCATCTAAATTACTTTTTTGAATCAGCCATTTATATATCGTGTAATTGCCGCTGATAAGGCCTTTCCCCCTCTCTGGACGAACTGCCTTATGATGTCCTTCTTTCTGTGCAGAATCCAAATCTGCAATAATAAGGGTGGGCAGGCATAATTTCTCAATCAATGGTCCTAAACGATGGGAATGACGTCCGCTTATACCGAGAATAGAAATATACCGCTGATATAATCTGGGATATTTATTACGAATAAAATGAGGAAGCAACATGAGTTCCGCTGAGCCTTCTACTAAAATTGCAGCATCGGCAAAAAACAAGTCACAATGCGTTGTCTGTAGATAACGAGTGACAAATTTATCTGTTTTGTCCTCTTTTCCAAACACATCAGATAAATTGATAACCTTTGATGTTGCGATATCATCCTCTACACCTTCTGCCAACCGCTTAAAGTATCTTAAATCTGCAAAATTGCTTTCTCTTGCAATATGGCTGGAATGAGTACTAATCAAAAGCTGCGTAGAAAAGCTTTTGTTAGCCTTGATACGTTTGTGGTTTGTTAGGACATCATATGCTTTGCGAATAAATACCTGTTGTACCTGCACATGGAGATGGGCTTCTGGCTCTTCAACCAAAACTAAATGCAATGGTTCAATCGCTCTGCTGTTATCCTGCTGCGTTTGGCCAGCTTTTCCTTCACGCATCCAGTCATCTCTATAACTCATAAGACCGAATACCATCGAAATTAGATTCTGATATCCAAGACCATTATACTTCTCTGGCAGCTTCAAAGTTTCATCTTCTTTACTGAGTGCATACTGTACGGCAGCGTCATGTCTTAAGGTCTCACCGGTAGTCATTTTTGTGGCAATTGTGAGTTTCGGGTTATCTACTCCGGGATATCCCAAATCTTCTAATTCCTTGATCGCTGGTTGAAATTTATTGGCAAGATTTTCATCGAACACTTTCTTGGCGTCTTCTGTCGCTTTTAATATATCCAAATCTTCTGGAGATGGGACTTTTTCTGGGTCAAGATGTTTATCGTAATAACCCCGCAATTGTTCAGACAATTGCTTTTTAGATGAACTATCATTATCTGGATTATCGGGGTCAGCAAAACCTCTCTGTGCATCAATCATATGCACCTTAATTATTCCTTTAAGAGGACGTTCTTGAAAACATTCCATCTCAAAAGGAGTTTGTTGTGGTTTATCCATATCTGTTTGAGCAGGATCAAGAATGAAAGTCTTGATAGAAAAATAACTATTTAGATTTCGTTCTAAAAAATCGCATAGATTTTTCGGATATAAGTGGACGACCGTCTTTTTCTGAGCTTTTTCTGTTCTTCTGGCGGCAACATGGGCTTCACGGTAATCCGCAAAAAATTTGGCGATGTCTTTAGGCAAAAAAGCCAAACGTACTCCTAGTTTACCACCATGCCATTTTAATGTTGGGATTATATCTGTGACATAATAAATTTCATCACATGGAACATTCAACCAAATATCCATTTTAGGTATTAATGAATCCCATTCCAGCAAATCCTCAGGTTCTTTGCAATCCTCCTGCACCCACTTTTCGCCAATTTTATTGATATATGCACGTTTGGACACAGTGATATCGTTGAATGTGAACTTTCGGTCTGAAAGAAATTTTCCGAGTGCATCCATAGCAGATGTTTTACCGCTGTTATTTGCACCAACAAAAATAGTAGTTTTTTCACTAGCATCTATACGGCATTGCAGCAGTTTTCGAAAATTTTGGATATTTATGGTTTGTATGTTCATTGGAGTACCTCCGTTTGCTCGCAGTAATTGTTTGTGTAAAATTATATCATATATTGTAAATTATGGCAAAAAAGATTTAGCGATGGATATTTTTTACTCAGAACTGCCCCTATGCAAGGAATAATCACAGGATAAATGTTTGAGAAAGGTATACGAAATCTCTCATTACCTTATCGTTAGCAACATAATGAGAATAGTTCAAAAAACAAATGCAAACGCCATAAACGTGTAAACCGTGTAGAATCATGGTGCAATTCAATATCTTTGTATCATCGGTGACGTCTACACACACCATGATGAACTGGAAGGGGCAGTACGAAGCAGCCACCTACGAATTCATCGAAACGCCGGAGGAGACGGGGCTTGGGGATATTGAGTGCAGGCTGAACCTTCTGGAGATTGCGGATGGGACTTTCAAGGACGGCGGCCATGCGATGGCCTGGGCATTGAAAGCGGCTGAGTAAAAAACTGAGACTGAACATTCCAAGGGCGGAGCCGGAAGGCTCTGTATCTTGTACCGATAGATTACGGCTTGCCACAGGCAGGCCAATTTTTATGCCATCTTCGGGGAGGTGATGCCGATGGCAATGCGGAAGCTGAAAAAATACAGGCCAACGAAATTCAGGGCGAAGGACAGCGGCTATGACAGGGATGCCGCCGATTTTGCCGTGATGTTCATCGAGAGCCTCTGCCATACCAAAGGCACCTGGGCGGGGAAGCCCTTTGAACTGGTCGACTGGCAGGAGCAGATTATCCGTGACATTTTCGGAACGCTGAAGCCCAACGGCTACCGCCAGTTCAACACGGCCTATGTGGAAATCCCGAAGAAGCAGGGAAAGTCGGAGCTTGCCGCCGCCGTGGCGCTGCTCCTGACCTGCGGGGATGGGGAGGAACGCGCCGAGGTGTATGGGTGCGCCGCCGACCGACAGCAGGCCACCATCGTTTTTGATGTTGCTGCTGATATGGTGCGGATGTGTCCGGCTCTTTCCAAGCGGGTGAAGATACTCGCCTCACAGAAGCGGATTATCTACACGCCCACCAATTCCTTCTACCAGGTGCTTTCGGCAGAGGCGTATTCCAAGCATGGCTTCAACATCCACGGCGTGGTGTTTGACGAGCTGCACACGCAGCCGAACCGGAAGCTGTTTGACGTCATGACCAAGGGCTCCGGCGACGCCCGGATGCAGCCGCTGTATTTCCTCATCACCACGGCGGGGACGGACACCCATTCCATCTGCTACGAGACGCACCAGAAGGCAAAGGATATTTTAGAGGGCAGGAAGATCGACCCTACATTTTACCCGGTGATCTACGGTGCGGATGAAGCGGACGACTGGACGGACCCGAAGGTGTGGAAAAAGGCCAATCCCTCTTTAAATATCACAGTGGGGATTGACAAGGTGGAGGCCGCCTGCGAATCGGCAAAGCAGAATCCGGGGGAGGAGAACAGCTTCCGGCAGCTCCGCTTAAACCAGTGGGTGAAACAGGCAGTGCGGTGGATGCCCATGGATAAATGGGATGCCTGTGCCTTCCCGGTTTCGGAGGATGACTTAGAGGGGCGTGTGTGTTACGGAGGTCTGGACTTGTCCTCCACCACGGATATCACGGCGTTCGTGCTGGTGTTCCCGCCACTGGATGAGGAGGATAAATACTGCATCCTTCCGTACTTCTGGGTGCCGGAGGAGACGCTGGAGCTGCGTGTGCGGCGTGACCATGTCCCCTACGATGTGTGGGAGCGGCAGGGGAAGCTGATGACCACGGAAGGGAACGTGGTGCATTACGGCTATATTGAAAAATATATTGAACGTCTTGGTGAACGCTTTAACATCCGGGAGATTGCCTTTGACCGGTGGGGTGCTGTGCAGATGGTGCAGAACCTTGAGGGTATGGGCTTTACGGTGGTACCGTTCGGCCAGGGCTTCAAGGATATGTCCCCACCCACAAAGGAGCTGATGAAGCTGGTGCTGGAGCAGATGATTGCCCACGGCGGGCATCCGGTCCTTCGGTGGATGATGGACAACATCTTCATCCGCACCGACCCCGCAGGCAATATCAAGGCAGATAAGGAAAAGTCCACGGAGAAGATTGACGGCGCGGTGGCCGCGATCATGGGGCTTGACCGTGCGGTGCGCTGCGGGAACCAGACATCCGAAAGCGTGTACGATTCCCGCGGACTTTTGGTGTTCTGATTTGTGCATCCATACAAAAATCAAGCGGAACGCTTGCATACCGCAAGCAAAAGCGGTATACTATATAGTGAAAGGATGTGGTTTAAATGGCAAGGACATCAAATGTATTCGCGCGTGTGGAGCCTGAGATCAAAGAGCAGGCGGAACGGGTGCTTGACCAGCTTGGCATACCAATGTCAAATGCGGTCGGTATGTTTTTAAGGCAGGTCGTGCTTCAGCAGGGCATCCCGTTCGAGATGAAGCTGCCGAAGAAGGCGCCGCTTGCATACGGCTCCCTTACAAAAGAGCAGTTTGACGCAGAGATAGGAAAGGGCATGGAGGATATACGGGAAGGCAGGGTATATTCAGCAGATGCAGTGGAAGAAGAAATGCGGCGGGATTACGGGATATGAGCTGGGATATCGTATACACGGCCGGGGCGAGGCGTGATCTGAGGGATATATACGAGTATATTGCATATGAACTGCTTGTGCCGGAAACGGCAGCAGGGCAGACGCAGCGGATCATGAAGGAAATCCGCGCTCTTGATGAGATGCCGATGCGGTTCCGGCTGTACGAAGAAGAACCGTGGCACAGCGAAGGGCTCCGTTTTTTCCCTGTTGATAATTACCTTGTGTTTTATCTGCCGGATGAAACCAGAAACACAGTGAGCATTGTCCGCATCATGTACGGCGGCAGGGATATCCGCAGACAGCTAAGTGAAACAGAAATAGAATACTGAACAGGAGGGCATCTGCCAGAAATGGCGGGTGCTTTTCTTATGCCGTTTGGACTATACAATTTAACTAAACAGGGCGTGGGCAGACAGAGGGCATCGCTTCGGCGGCGCCTTCTGTCTGTCCGTTTTTCGGAAAGGAGAGTGGTTCCTATGGGATTATTCAGCGGATTGTTCAGGGCGAGGGATGCGCCTACGAACCGCACATCGGGCAGCACCTACAGCTTTTTCATGGGCGGCAGCACAAGCGGCAAGCGTGTCAATGAGCGCACCTCCATGCAGATGACGGCGGTGTACTCCTGCGTCCGGATTCTTTCGGAGGCGGTGGCAGGGCTGCCGCTGCATTTTTACAGATATACGGATAACGGCGGGAAGGAAAAGGCGGCGGACCACCCGCTGTATTTTTTGCTCCATGACGAGCCGAACCCGGAGATGACTTCCTTCGTGTTCCGGGAAACGCTGATGACGCACCTGCTCCTTTGGGGGAATGCCTACTCGCAGATCATCCGCAACGGGAAGGGGGAGGTCATTGCACTGTACCCGCTGATGCCGGACAGGATGACGGTCGACCGGGATGAAAAGGGGCAGCTTTATTATTCCTACCTGACGGGGAACGATGATGCGCCGACCATGAAAGGCAGCACCGTAAATCTGTCCCCTTCGGATGTGCTGCATATCCCCGGACTCGGCTTTGACGGGCTGGTGGGATATTCGCCTATCGCCATGGCAAAGAACGCCATCGGCATGGCGATTGCCTGTGAGGAATACGGGGCGAAGTTCTTCGCCAACGGCGCACAGCCGAGCGGCGTGCTGGAGCATCCGGGGACGCTGAAAGACCCTTCAAGGGTGCGGGAGAGCTGGCAGTCCACATTCGGCGGCAGCCACAATGCCAACAAGGTGGCCGTTTTGGAGGAGGGGATGAAATATACTCCGATCTCCATCTCGCCGGAGCAGGCACAGTTTCTGGAAACACGGAAGTTCCAGATCAATGAGATCGCGAGGATCTTCCGTGTGCCTCCGCACATGGTGGGCGACCTGGAAAAGAGCAGCTTCTCCAACATCGAGCAGCAGAGCCTTGAGTTTGTGAAATACACCCTCGACCCGTGGGTGTCGAGGTGGGAACAGTCCATGGCGCGGTCTTTGCTGACGCCGGAGGAAAAGAAGCAGTATTTTGTGAAGTTCAACGTGGACGGACTGCTCCGGGGCGATTACCAGAGCCGCATGAGCGGGTATGCCGTAGGGCGGCAGAACGGGTGGATGTCCGCAAACGACATCCGGGAACTGGAGAACCTTGACCGCATCCCGGAGGAATTGGGAGGCGACCTGTACCTTATCAACGGGAACATGACAAAACTTGCGGATGCAGGCATATTTGCGGAAGGGGCATCCGCCCAGAATGGGAAGGAGGAATCCGATGAAAACGAAGAAGTTCTGGAACTGGAAGAAAGTGAAGAACCAGGAAATGGAAGTGACAGAGCGGATACTGGAGCTGAACGGCACCATCGCAGAGGAAAGCTGGTTTGACGATGATGTCACGCCGCAGCTTTTCAAGGATGAGCTGAACAGCGGCACGGGAGACATTACCGTTTGGATCAACTCGCCGGGCGGCGACTGCGTGGCGGCGGCACAGATCTACAATATGCTCTCCAACTACAAGGGGAAAGTCACAGTGAAGATTGACGGCATTGCTGCGTCGGCGGCATCTGTCATAGCCATGGCGGGCGACACCGTCCTGGTATCCCCGGTTTCCATGCTGATGATCCACAATCCCGCCACCATCGCCTGGGGCGACCATGCCGAGATGCAGAAGGCCATTGATATGCTCTCCGAAGTGAAGGAATCCATCATCAATGCCTATGTGCTAAAGACGGGGCTTTCCCGTCCGAAGCTGTCGCACCTCATGGATGCGGAAACGTGGATGGACGCGAACAAGGCGGTGGAGCTTGGCTTTGCGGATGAGATCATGACGCGGGCAAAGGCGGAGCCGGAAAAGGAGCCGGAGGAGGACACAGAGGGAGGCGCTTCCGAAGAGGATGAGGAGGAAAAGAAATTCCCGCCTTCCACGAGTTCCATGCTGTTTTCCCGCAGGGCGGCGAACAACGCCCTTTTAAATAAACTGGCCGCCAAGTATGGCGGGGAAAAACCGAAGGCAGATATCCAGGCGCAGGCAAAAATCCCTGCTGCGGGTACAGAAACCGGCCGTTCCGTGGACGCACTCATGGAGCGGCTTAATTTATTAAAGCGATAAGAAGGAGGATTTCATTATGACGATTCTGGAACTGCGTGAGAAACGCGCGAAGGCATGGGAGGCGGCAAAGGCATTTCTGGATTCCCACAGGAAGGAGAACGGCGTCCTTTCCGCGGAGGATGACGCCGCATATACGAAGATGGAGCAGGAGATCACCGACCTTGGGAAAGAAATCGCAAGGCTGGAGCGGCAGGAGGCATTGGATGCGGAGCTGAACCGTCCTGTAAATAAGCCCCTCACGGGGAAGCCGGGCGGCAGGGCGGACGCAGACGGCGGGGAGGATAAGACCGGGCGCGCCTCCGACGATTACCGGAAGAACTTCTGGAACGCCATGCGCTCCAAGGTTCCGATGCCGGGTGTGACCAATGCCCTGCAGATTGGCACGGACTCCGAGGGCGGCTACCTGGTGCCGGATGAATACGAGAGGACGCTTGTGGAAGCCTTGGAGGAGGAGAACATCTTCCGGCAGATGGCGAAGGTCATCAAGACCTCCAGCGGCGACCGCAAGATTCCCGTGGTGGCTTCCAAAGGCACGGCATCCTGGATTGACGAGGAGGGCGCATACCCGGAGAGCGAAGACTCCTTCGGGCAGGTTTCCATCGGGGCTTACAAGCTCGGCACCTTGATAAAGGTTTCCGAGGAGCTGTTGAACGACAGAGTCTTTGACCTGCAGTCCTATATCTCCCGCGAGTTTGCCCGCCGCATCGGGGCGAAGGAAGAGGAGGCGTTCTTCACGGGGGACGGCAAGGGCAAGCCGTTAGGTGTGCTTGCGGCCACGGGCGGCGCAGAAACAGGCGTGACCGCAGCATCCGCCACGGCTGTGACGGCGGATGAGCTGATGGATTTATATTACTCGCTGAAATCCCCGTACCGCAAGAAATCCGTGTGGGTGCTGAATGATTCCACCATCAAAGCCATCCGCAAGCTGAAGGACAATAACGGGCAGTATTTATGGCAGCCTTCCCTGACCGCCGGGGCGCCGGACATGATTTTAGGCCGCCCCATCAAGACTTCTGCCTATATGCCGGCCATTGCCGCAGGCGCAAAGACCATCGCTTTCGGTGATTTCAGCTACTATTGGATTGCCGACCGGCAGGGGCGCAGCTTCAAGCGCCTGAACGAGCTGTTCGCGGCCACCGGGCAGGTGGGCTTCCTTGCTTCGCAGCGTGTGGACGGGAAGATGATCCTTGCGGAAGCGGTGAAGGTGCTGGTGCAGAAAGCGGCATCCGCAGGCTAATGGAAGGGGGCGGCGGGCATGGTGGTGACACTGGAAGAAATGAAAAATTACCTCCGTGTGGATTACGATGACGATGATGCCCTGATTGGAAGCATTATCCGGGCATCGGAAAAAATCTGCATGGACGTGGCGCGGATGGATGACGCGGGGGAGTTTGCGGCAGTGGAAAACGCAAAGATAGCCGTGCAGTATACAGCCGCCTATCTGTATGAACACCGGGAGGATGCCGACCACCATGCCCTCACGCTCACCCTGCGCTCGCTCCTTTCCGGCAGCCGGAAGGAGGCGTTCTGATGGAGGTTTCCCTTTTGAATGTCCGCATCACCTTCCAGAAGAATGGTGTGGCGGTGGACGGCATCGGCAACCACAAAAACACATGGTCTGATTATTATTCCTGCCATGCCACAGCCAGTGGCGAGGCGGGAAAGCAGACCAGTGAAACGGATGTGGTCGGAACCGTGGCGGATGAATCGGAGGTTTCGTTTACGGTCCGCTGGTGCCAAAAAGCGGCGGCGGTCGATTCCACGGGATACCGTGTGGTGTTTGACGGTGGAATTTACGACATCCTCGCCGTTGACCACATGAACTATAAAAAGAAATGCATCAAATTCAAGTGCAGGAAAGCGAGGCGGTGACGATGGCGAACGGCGTATCTATCGACCGGATGGCAGACGAGATCATGAAGGGGCTGACAGAATATGCGGGCCTTGCCACGGAGGATGTGAAAAAGGCGGTGAGGAAAGCCGGGACAGCGGTGCGGAAGGATATCGAAGCCAATGCGCCGAAGGACACCGGGAAGTATGCAAAGTCATGGGCGGTGAAGACCACGAAGGAAACCTCCAATTCGCTGGAGGTGACGGTGCATTCCAGGAACCGCTACCAACTGACGCATCTTTTGGAACATGGCCACGCCAAGCGGGGTGGCGGGCGCGTCCCGGCAAAGCCGCATATCGCGGCGGCGGAGCAGGCCGGCATAGAGCAGCTTGAAAAAGAGATACAGAAAGCATTGGAGGGATAGGCTTTGGAAACATTGATAGCCATTTTGAAAGAGATCGGCATCCCCTTCGCCTATGACCATTTTGCGGAGGGCGAGTCACCGGAGCCGCCGTTTGTCTGCTACCTTCTGCCGCAGAGCGACAACTTCGCCGCTGACGGCATGGTGTACTTCAAGGCGAGCGGCGTGAAGATAGAATTATATACCGGCACCAAGGACCTGTCGGTGGAAAAGAAACTGGAGGATGCGCTGGATAAGCGGCGCATCTTCTACAACAAGTCGGAGGTCTGGATTGACAGCGAGAAGCTGTACGAGGTCCTCTACCAATTCGATATGGAGGTGGTTTGCGATGCCGAAGAAGAATAAAGTGAAATTCAATATCTGCAACGTGCATTACGCGCTGCTGACGCTGGGTGTGGACGGGGCAGTGTCCTTTGGCACGCCCGTTGCGATGCCCGGCGCCGTTTCCCTTTCCCTGGATCCCAACGGCGAGCCGAGCAATTTCTATGCGGACGGCTACGCCTATTACACGGTCAGCAACAACATGGGCTACGAGGGCGACCTGGAGCTTGCCATGGTGCCGGAGAGCTTCCGCACCGACGTGCTGAAAGAAGCCCTGGATGAGAACAAGGTGCTTTTAGAGAACGCCAATGCGGAGACGGAGAACTTCGCACTGCTGTTTGAGTTTGACGGCGATGTGCGGAAAATCCGCCATGTGCTGTACAACTGCTCGGCAGCCCGCCCGACCATTGAGTCCCAGACCAACGAGGACGAGATCGAGGTGCAGACCGAGACGCTGTCCATCACGGCAGCCCCGCTGGCGAGCGGCTATGTGAAGGCAAAGACCGGGGACGGCACCACGGATGAAGTGTACCAGAACTGGTATAAGAGCGTGTACCTACCGGAGGCGGCAACGGGCGGCACTTCCGGCGGTGGTACGGAAACAGGCGGCACGGATACGGAAGGGGAGGTGTAATTTATGAGCATGAAACAGAATATCGAGATTGACGGGAAGCAGGTGCCTTTTAGGGCATCCGCAGCCATCCCGCGGATTTACCGGATGAAGTTCCACCGGGACATATACAAAGACCTGCGTTCCCTTGAGAAGTCCATTGGTGACGGGGACGAGGAAAGCTCCAACCTGGATTTATTTTCACTGGAGATGTTTGAGAACATCGCTTATGTGATGGCGAAGCACGCAGACCCCGGCATCCCGGACAGCCCGGAGGAATGGCTGGATGAATTCAATACCTTTTCTATCTACCAGGTGCTTCCGAAGCTGATACAGCTATGGGGGCTGAACGTGCAGACGGATGTCCAGTCTAAAAAAAACTTCGCCCAACTGACCGGGAAATGACCACGCCGCTGTTCCTGCTCCGATGTGTGCAGCTTGGGCTTTCCATCCGTGACCTTGACCTGCTTACAATTGGCATGGTCAACGATATGTTCGCGGAGAGCAGGAACGACGAATACAAGGGCTATAAGGAAATCGCCACCCAGGAGGATTTCGACCGCTTTTAGGCGGCGTCCCCCTGGGCATATTTTTGCATTTTAACAGGAAGGGGTGTCCGCCGTGGCGAACAGAATCAAGGGTATCACTGTTGAGATCGGCGGGGATACCACCAAGCTACAGACTGCTTTAAAAGGCGTCAATTCTTCCATCCGGGATACGCAGTCGCAGCTCCGTGATGTGGAGAAGCTCTTAAAATTAGACCCCGGCAACACGGAGCTGCTGGCACAGAAGCACCGGCTTTTGGGTGAGGCGGTGGCAGGTACGAAGGAAAAGCTGGAAACCTTAAAAACCGCTGCGGAGCAGGCAAACACGGCTCTTGCCAACGGGGAAATCTCGCAGGACCAGTACGATGCCCTCCAGAGGGAAATCATCGAAACGGAAAACAACCTGCGTGACCTGGAGCGGCAGGCCGGGCAGTCTGCTGTGGCGTTGCAGAAAATCTCCGCCACGGGGGAAAAGCTGAAGACTGTGGGGGACAACATTTCCTCCGCCGGGCAGAAGCTGCTCCCTGTCACGGCGGGCGTGACCGCCCTCGGCACAGCGGCAGTCAGCACGGCGGCAAACTTTGAATCTTCCATGTCGCAGGTGCAGGCGACCATGGGAATCACGAAGGATGCCATGTCCACGGTCAACGGGGAGAGCGTCAACACGATGGATACGCTTTCCGCGCTGGCAAAGAAGATGGGAAGCGAGACAGCTTTTTCCGCTTCGGAGTGTGCGGAGGCTCTGAATTATCTTGCCCTTGTCGGTTATGACACGCAGCAAATGTGCGATACGCTCCCCACCGTCCTGAACCTTGCGGCGGCGGGCGGGATTGACCTTGCGGCGGCATCGGACATGGTGACGGACGCCATGTCCGCCCTGGGCATGGGTGTGGATGAGGCAGGGACGATGGTGGATCAGATGGCGAAAACTGCCTCCACCACCAACACCTCCGTGGCACAGCTTGGCGAGGGCATCCTTACCATCGGCGCGACCGCAAAGACCGTGAAAGGCGGCACGGCGGAGCTGAACACGGCCCTCGGCATCCTCGCCAACAACGGCATCAAGGGTGCGGAGGGTGGCACACACTTAAGGAACGTCATCCTGTCATTGCAGAACCCGACCGACAAGGCGGCCGCCTGCATGGAGCAGCTTGGGCTGGATGTCTACGATTCCGAAGGGAATATGCGCTCCCTCAACGACATCTTGGGCGACCTGAACACGAGCATGGACGGCATGACGGCGGCGGAGAAGTCCAACATCATCGGGCAGATCTTCAACAAGACCGACCTGTCCTCCGTGAACGCCCTGCTTGCAAACACCGGGACCACATGGGATGAGCTGCAGCAGTCCATCGTTGACAGCGGCGGCGCAGCGCAGCAGATGGCGGACACACAGCTTGACAACCTGCAGGGGCAGCTCACCATTTTAAAGTCAGCCCTGGAGGGGCTGGCGATTTCTTTCGGGGAGCTTCTGCTGCCCGCGATAAAGACCATCGTTGGATGGGTGCAGAAGTTCGTGGACTGGCTGAACGGCATGGACGAAGGGACGAAGAAGGTGGGTGGGTACCATCGCGCTCCTTGCGGCGGCTCTGGGGCCGGTGCTGATTGTCATCGGAAAAGTGGTGTCTGCGGTCGGCACAATCATGACGATTGTTCCGAAGGTGGCGGGAGTCATCAATACGGTAAAGACCGCTTTTGCCGCCTTAAACACCACCATGCTTGCCAATCCCATATTCCTCATTATCGCAGCGATTACGGCGCTGGTGGCGGCATTTATTTATCTGTGGAACACAAATGAGGACTTCCGGCAGTTCTGGATCAACCTCTGGGAGAATGTGAAGGAGGTTGCCATTGCCGTATGGGAGGCGATCAAAAACTTCTTTTCGGCGGCATGGGAAGCCATATCTTCCACAGCACAGGCAGTTTGGAACGGGATCAAGGATTTCTTTTCCGGGCTGTGGGAAGGGATAAAGACCATCTTCAGCACAGTGGTGGAAGTGATTAGGACCATCATCACCACCTATTTCAATATTTACAAGACCATCATCACAACGGTGCTGAATGCAATAAAGACGGTGTTCACGACCGTATGGAACGGGATAAAGACTGTGGTCACCACGGTGGTGACGGCAATCCAGACCTTTATCACCACGGCATGGAACGCCATCAAAAATACAGTCACGACCGTCCTGAATGCGATAAAGACGGTCATCACTACGGTATGGAACGGAATCAAAACCGCCGTTACGACTGTGGTAAATGCCATAAAGAATGTGATTTCCACCGTTTGGAACGGGATAAAGACCACGGTCAGCACCGTGGTCAATGGGATTAAAAATACGGTTTCTACAGTGTTCAATAACATCAAGTCCTCCATCAGCAGCACGATGGGCAATATTGTATCTGTGATAAAGAACGGTTTCAATAACGCCATCAGTTTTATTACGAGCCTTCCGTCCAAAGCCCTGCAGTGGGGCAAAGACATGATCATGGGCATCGTGAACGGAATCAAAAGCTGTATCGGAGCCGTGGGCGATGCCGTGAGCAGCGTGGCGAATAAAATAAAATCTTTCCTGCATTTCTCCGTGCCGGACGAAGGGCCGCTGACCGATTACGAGAGCTGGATGCCGGACTTCATGAAGGGGCTTGCAAAGGGCATCGAGGACAGCAAGAGCATGGTGGCAAGGGCAATGGACGGCGTAGCGGCAGACATGATCCTGAATCCTTCCGCAGCCGTGCAAGAGATTTCTGTATCCGGGGATGGAACTGGAGACTCCCCACAGGGCGGCTCCATAAACGGCCCGCTGATCGAGGTGAAGGAAATGAACGTGAGGAGCGAGGAGGACATCCGCAAAATCTCACAGCAGCTTTACCGGCAGCTCCAACAGGGGCGGCGGGCAAACGGCTATTCGTAAAGGAGGGATGCATGGATGGGATTTTCATTTGACGGCGTCACATCAAAGAGCATGGGGATTGCAAGCCGTATGACAACGGAGAACCGTGTGCCGGAACTGAAAAACCGCACCATTTCCATGGCGGGCAGGGACGGCCTGATTGACCTTGGCGCGTCCCTTTCCGAGCGGGTGATAGAGATATCCTGCTTCATCCCTCCCAGGCGGACAATGGCAGAACTGCTCCAATGCAAGGATGAGATTGTAAGCTGGCTGAGTCCGGACAAAGGCGTGTGCGAGCTGAAACTGGACACGGAGCCGGGGCGGGTGTATTACGCAAGGCTCCAGAGCGGCGTCACCTTTGAACGGGTGGTGCGGCTGGCGGCGGCCTTTGACCTTGCCTTTTTCTGCCCGGACCCTTTCGGCTACGCTGCGGAGGATGAAATTTTCACCATTACGGAAGCGGGAAGCCATACGGTGAGGCGGAGGCTTGGGAACTTATACTCCAACCCTGTCTACCGGCTGAAAGGCGTCCTGGCTTCCGGGGCGGGCAGATACATCAGCATCACCACAAACGGGGCGGAGCTGAAAATAGCAAACGCCACGCTCTCGGAAGGGGAAACGCTGGTAATCGATACAGCGAAAATGACGGCATGGGTGGAGGATGCGGAGGGGAACACGCTCCGCAACGCCCTGCCGTATATCGGCGAGTTGAACTTCCCAACGCTTGGGGCGGGGCTGAACACGGTGGAGGTGGCGGTATCGAACGCCGCATTTGAGGAACTTGAAATACAGGCAAAGAGCCGGTGGAGGTGATTTTTTATGGGATTGCAGGCAGTCCTGAACAGACAGACAGATTTCACGGGGGAGTTCCCGGTGGAATATGCGAAAGACGGATTATGGCGCTTTAATGAGAATGCCCCGGATGCGGACACCATGCTCGCTGATTCCTCCGGGAAAGGCAGGAAGATGTTTGTTTCCGGCTGGTCGGGTACGAGCGCCGGCTTCCGTAACGGGCAGAAGGGGCGGCATTTCCGCATGAACATCACAAACCCCGCCTCGGAGAAAACCTATCTGAAGGTGACGAATGACGGCTCCATCTTCCAGAGCCTTGGGGAGCGGATCATTGTGGGTGGCTGGATGAACCCCACCACTTATTCGGTGGGCAACACCTACACGCCGATTTTTAACACGAGGCAGGGGCCGGGGCAGCCGATTTTTTACCTTTCCCTCATCCGGGGAAAGCCGAGGATCATGCTGTATAATTCCGCAGGCTCCCTGATACTGGATGAGTCGGTGACGCCGCCTTTTTCCTTTGTGAACAACGGGTGGTACTTCATTGCCTGCGTGATCGAGCCGGACAATAAAAAGGCACAGTATGTCATAGGAGACCGGGAAAGCGGGGCGGTGTGGATTTCTGCAGCCCTGTCCTTTACGGGCGAGCTTAACCGCTCCTGCACGGCAGACCTTATCATGGGGATGCACGCTGGCTCCTACTGGTTTGCGGGCGGATTTGACGACTGGTTTTTAGACTGTGATTCACAGCTTACGGCAGAGGACTTGGCGGATTATTTCCGTGCCACAATTTTTGCCAACGGCGGCGATACTGCGGGATCGGTGGATGCCCTCTCTATTCCGGATGGCGTGACACTGCGGAAGGGGAGTAACGGTGCATACCCGGAAAGCGGCGTGCTGTATACCCGTGCCGTGGAATACGGTCTTTCCGGCGCGGGCAAAGTGTCTGTTTCAAGCGAATGCGTCCCCGGCGTGACGGACATTGCCCTTGTGGAGACATCCACGAGCAGCGACCTCATTAGCTGGAGCGATTGGGCGGCGGTGGGTGCGGACGGGAAGATGCCGTCCCCTGCCCGTGCATACATCCGTTTCCTTGTTACGCTCACGACAGCGGACATGGCGAGGACACCGAAACTGACGGACATCCAGATTTATGACATACCGAAGTCCCCTTACGAGAAAATCGGCTATGCCCGCCCGGTGGTGCTGGACTCAAACGGTGCATGGGAGGCGGTGCTGGAAAACGCCTACGGCATCATCGTGACGGGCGAGGTCAACGGCGAGGATACGCTGACATTTTCCATACCATTCAGCGATTACAAGCGGAAGTATATCGACAACGAGAAGAAAATCCAGATTGTGGATGACGTGTACACCATCCGCACGGTCACGGACAGCAAGGATGCCTCCGGAAACGCCGTGACGGAGGTGTACGCCGAGGCGGAGTTCTACAACCTTGCATTTTCTGTCCGGAAGGAGGAGAAAGCCTTTGACGCAGAGACGGCGGATGCTGCCATGGCCTATGCCCTTTCTGGCACGGAATGGAGTGTCGGCACGGTCACGGTCACCACGAAACGCACATGGACCTCCACGGAGAAAAACGCGCTCTCCATCCTGCGCAACGTGGCGGACCTGCATGGCGGCGACCTGGTCTTTGACTGCCCGAACCGGCTGGTGCATCTCCTGATTCTGAATGGGAAGGACAGCGGCGCGCTGTTCATGTATGGGAAGAACATGAAGGACATTGAGCGGACGGTGGACACCATGGGGCTTGTCACGAGGCTGTATGCCGTCGGCGCGGACGGCATGACTTTTGCCAGCATCAATGGCGGGAAGCCTTATGTGGAGGATTTCACTTATTCCAAAGAAATCCGTGTCTCATCCCTGGACTGTTCGGCTTTCACGAACCCTTACCAGATGCTGGAGTTTACGAGGATGCGGCTTGCGGATTACTGCAGGCCGACCGTTTCCTATGTGCTGAACGCCATGGATTTGTCTGTGCTGACGGGGTATGAGCATGAGGCGTGGGAGCTTGGGGATTATGTGCGGGTGGAGGATAAGGATTTGGGGCTTTCAGTCACCACAAGGATTGTGCGGAGGGAATATAACCTGCAGGAGCCGTGGAACACGGTGCTGGAGCTTTCCACGGTGCTTAAGAACCTGGGCAGCTCCACGAGCAAGTGGGACAATGCCGCCGATTCCCTGGAGGGCGTCAGCGTGGTGTCCAGCGAGGACATTGCGGAGCTTGTGCCGTTCAACCTCCTTAGAAATTCCCGTGCCGATGACGGGCTTGCTTATTGGGTGTCTTCCGGCTTCGAGGCGGACGGGGAAAACGGGGCGAGCGGCACAGCCTCTTTTAAGGCGGAGGGCGTGGCGGGGATGACCAAGAGCCTGTCGCAGACAGTGTATCCTGCCAACCGTGACAGCTACACCATATCGGCGCAGATTGCGTCTGAAAATTTAAAGAAACTGAGCGGCAACTCGCAGGTCGGCATTGAGATTGTGCTGGAATATGAGGACGGCAGCACGGAGTCAAGGTTTATCGACCTGTATTGATGGGAGGTCAGCATGGCATATTTTTCAAGGACAATAGCGAAAATCACTCCGGAAAACTTCTCATCGGAGAGGCTGAAATCCGTCACCGTCCGCGTCTGCATCACGGACTGCACGGGTGAATTCTACATCACGGACATCCTCCTGCAGGGCGGGCCGGTGGCAATGGGATGGGTGGGGCATCCTTCGGAACTGAGGTGGACGCTGGATGGCTGAGTTTGTCAGGCTTGCGGAAGTAGTCAATAAGAAAAAGGATATGCGCATCGTGAGCGTGACGGTGATTCCCACCATTGCCGACTGCTCCGGGCGCATCTGGTTTACCGACCTCCAGCTTCAGGAAGGCTCTGCGTTAAGCGGCTATGCTCCGCACACGGAAACCTGTCTGAAAAAATCGGGAAATGCTCCCGTGTGGTTCAACGGTGTGGTGCACTCGGAGGAAACGGTGGTTCTTTTCAACATGGGAAAAACCTCCGCTCCGTTAGACATCCACATCTATCCGAAATCCGATATGGCGGCAGGGACGGTGCGGCTTGCCCAGGGCGTGGGCGGACAGAGGGCGGTGTTCTCGGAAGCAGTGAAAGCGGAGGATGATATCGCGCTGCTTGCCACCACACGGGAATGCACGAAGAACGGGACTCCGGCAAAGAAGGAAGGCTTCTACCAGTACAGCGCCGCATGGGATTCCAAGCATAAGGTAACGCTGGAAAGCGGGAAAACGGCGAGGCTGTTATTTATCATGCAGGAGATGCAGGAAGGAGGCGGGACATTTTGATGGATACTCTCAAAGGCAGACAGATCATGGTGTGGACGTTTATGGGCAACACGAGGATGTACCAGGCACTCCGGGATTATGGCGACCGCATCAGCCAGATCGGGCTTTTCTCCTTTAAGGTCAGGGCGACCGGGGAAATCTACGAGAGCGGCGTTTCCATTGCGGAAGGCTCCGCCATGCGGACGTATATCTGGAAGTGGCCGCACATCAAATGGCTGCTGACCGTGGCGAACGACGGCACGAACAGCATCTTCAAGGCACTGCGGGAAAACACGGGCGGGGCGCAGGATAAGTTCCTCTCGGAGCTTGTGCGGATCATGGAGAAATACCCTTGGTGTGACGGCGTGGACATCGACCTGGAAAAAGGGGACGATTACTCCACGGCGGCGAAGTCCACGGCCATGTTCCGCAATATTTATAACACTGTGAAGAATTATAACCCGGCAAAACTGATGAACATCTGCCTTCCGGGGATGGACAGCATTAATGGCTCTGTCGGCGGGGAGAACTGGTGCGTCTACGGCGACCTCAACAATTACTGCGACACGGCCTCCATCATGAGCTACGGCATGGCGTGGGCGGGCAGCGCACCGGGACCGGTCTCCCCGCGTTCCTGGCTGGAGGGCATTTATAATTACGCTGTGAAGGTCATGAATCCAGATAAGGTGTTTTTGGGGATGCCCGCCTACGGGTGGAACTGGCGGATACACGACACGCCAAAGAACATGGGCGTGACCTACCGGGGGACTTCCAACACCTACTATGCGGCGCAGTTATGGATGACTGGCGGATACAATTTCACGGACGACAAGCCGCCGCAGCCGTTCATCCCCATTGTGGCCTATTGGGATGACTACGACAAGGTTCCGTGGGCGCTTCCCCATGTGTACGACTACATGGAGGGGCGGGATGCAGTCTCCTATGATTACCCGCTGATTTCCGGCACCTACAACCGCAGGCATTACCTTACCGCCTACGGCAAGGAGCAGAAGACGGAGTTTGATAACATCATTGTTGACCGCAGCGGCGGAAACCCTGACAGTTATTCCGGTATTGTGTCCGTTTCGGAGGGTATGGTGACAATGGGGGATAACGGCTCCGTCACTTATAAATTTTCTGTATCCACGGCGGGAACTTATGATGTGGCGGTGCGCCTGTGCTTCCCCTTTTGGGATAAAAACGGGATTTATATTTCCATTGACGGGAGCAGGAAGCATTTCACGGAAAGCCGCCTGTGGTGGCCGTACTGGAGGACTACCTTCTGGTCGGCACTGGCAGAGGGGATTTCCCTCTCCGCAGGGATGCATACCATCACGGTTTCGGTGGGTGTGAAGGGCGTGCAGTTTTACGGCTTCCGTGTCTGCCGGTCCTTTTCTGAAGAACCGAGTGCCGGCTCCGCCACCTACACGCTTGCGCCGCGGAAATTCAAGGATGTGGACGGGAACATGGCGCAGCCGGACAGGGGCTTCAAGCTGACGCTGGAGATGCTCCGCAGGAAGCCGGACTCGGCGCTTATCTGGTACGAGGATTTCCGGGATGAAAATCCCCTGCCGGAAACCTACTGGACGACACTCTCCGGCAAGTGGGAGGTGTGGCGGGAAGGCTATGAGAACCGGCCGTATTCACAGCTTGAGGGGAGCGGGCAGCTTGCGTGGCAGTACAGCGGATTTAAGGAACTGCACCTACGGGCAAGGCTGGCGTTCCCGGCAAATGGAAGCGGGAAAGCCGGAGTATTCTGCGGTGATGTGTTCTGCTGCTTAAATATCGATACGCAGCGGGTAGAGCTTTACAAAGGCTCGGCGCTCCTTGGCAGCTACAGCCAGACCATCAGCCGGACGGCGGATGCCGACCTGCGGGGAAACTCCGCCATGTACACGGTGGAGATGCGCATCCGGGGGAACCGGGTGCGTGTCTATTCCGGCGCATCCTACACGCTGCGGTTCACGGCATCCATATCCAGATTCAGATTCAGCGGAGGCTACGCAGGATACCGCTCGGATAACCGGACTGTCTGCGAACTGATGAGGCTTGGGGACGCATGGACCTATGAGCCGTATGAGCGTTTTGATGTGCGGATGCCGGACGGCGGTTTTAAGTCCTTCGGCCGGATCAGCAGGAGCAGTGCGGTGTGGGATGAGGAATTCCAGGTGTTCACGCTGACCGCCGATGTGGAGGAAAGCTCCACCCGCAGCGAGGACATTTCCATGGATTATGATTTTTTCCACTCGGAGCTGATGGAGATATCCTGCGGGAACAACTATACGGCGGAAGTCATACCGAGGGACATCAACATCTGGATTTCCCGTCTGTTCCTTGGGGATGCGGACGGCTTCTCCATCCTCTATTACCAGGACGTGGACTCGCTCATCTATTGGGCGAACCAGGCGGCGTACCGATGGAAGCTGCGGGGGATGTGTATGTGGTCGCTTGGGCAGGAGGACATGAGGCTGTGGGAATGGCTGCCGAAACAAATTTAATATTTTCATGGAAACTGGCGGATGTCCACAGCGGGCAGCCGCTTTTTTCATACACAAAAATCTTTTAAAGGAGGGTTTCACTATGAAAGAATTCTGGAACACGATCCAACTTATTTTCACTGCCATCGGGGGATGGCTTGGCTGGTTCCTCGGCGGCTGTGACGGCCTGCTGTATGCGCTCATCGCATTTGTCGTGGTGGACTATGTCACGGGCGTGATGTGCGCTGTGGCGGACAAGGAGCTGTCCAGCGAGGTGGGATTTAAGGGCATCGCAAAGAAGGTGCTGATCTTCCTGCTGGTGGGGATCGCCAACATCCTCGATGTGCAGGTCATCGGGAGCGGCTCCGTTCTTCGCACGGCGATTATCTTTTTCTATATCTCCAACGAGGGCGTGAGCCTTTTGGAGAATGCCGGACACCTGGGGCTGCCTATCCCGGAAAAGCTGAAGGACATCCTGGCACAGCTTCATGACAGGGCAGAGAACGGGAAGGGGGACGAATAAGC